AGATGATTTGTGTTGCTTAGTTGTGGATTACGAAGTCTGGGCTTGGATAGCGCAATCAAGGTCATAGCACGGATACAACGCGCCACCGATTTCAAGGCTTGACGGACGGCCAGCCATAACAATGATCGGCGAGCCAAGCACGCTTGCCACAATGCTAAGAATCTGACGCAGTACCGGCAGACCTGCTGGGCCTGACCCGATCACCTTTACAGGAAACTCAAGGCGTATCACGTTGCCGTTGCCAGCAATTGTTGTGAAGTTCGGTGCATCTAAATACACGCAATTAGGCACAAGTTTGGTTGGGTCGTTTACAACACGCAAACCAGAGACCGCAGTCAGCGTTGCGGTGACGTCATCAATTGCTTCGTTGAACAGGTCTGTGTAAGCCATTAGGCAACCGCTGGACGAGGGATGCCAAGCAACTGCTTGACGATCGGGGTGAGGCTTTGCTGCGGGGCAGAACCCATGCCATCAAACGTGGCGTAGGTTGCCTCTATTGAGCCCCTGGAGCGCCACAGAGCGGCGCAATACATCAGCGTGCCCAATGTTGCGTCTCCGCCTGGTGAAGTCGTAAGAGAGTCAATATAGCCCGATTCCTGACGCCTGCGATATGCAAACTGATTACCAGCTGACACAGATTGCGTGAGTAACGTGTAATCGTCAGACGGGTTTGTGATCGTAATGCCAAGGTATGACATGACTTGTGCGGCCGTTACCCAAGTGCACACGGGCGCATAACTCAAGGTGCCAGAAGCCGCTTGGCGCGCTACATCTGCTGCAGTAACGGCATAAAGGACTTGATTTGGAATAACAATTGCTGGGTTGTATTCCAGATCGCCTTCATCGTCAATGCCTATGAACTCATAAGACGGAAGCGCCCTGATTGTGTAAGTGCCATTGAATGTGGCATCTACTGCTGCAACGACGATCGAATCGCCGACCGTCAACTCCGCTGGGGTGAGAAGTTGAAGGACGGCGTAATTCGACGTCAGTTGTTTACTAATGACCTGATAAGTGGCCATAATTTTGGCCTACCTTTCAGATTATGCGACGATTGAGGCTTTTACGAACTTGGAAGAGTCAATCATCAAAGTTGCGAGATAGCCACGGAAGGCTATTGTGCGTGACAGAGTTGAAGGCACGTCAATACTGATGGCCCCCTTCTGCTGCTCGAAGATTTCAAAGCCAGAAGCATCGCCGACGATAACGGTGTCTGCTGCAAAGTTGCGATCAACTACAACTTGCAAACCAAATGCAACGCCGTTGACTTGTCCTGGTGCAAGGTTGCCAAATGCGTTCATTGGCCCAATCTGCGGGAATAACGGACGATCTGATGTGTCGCTGAGCTGCAGAAGCACTCCCCACCACTCGGGATTGACAAAAAGATGGGTAGGCAAGTTTCCGTTAGAACCGCTCAAAATTGTTTGCGCTGCTCCAGCAATCCAACCAACCCAGTAAGCAGGGTCTAATGAAGAACCACCAGAGAAGTTGCGGGTAACTGTTGCACCGGTCTTCAAGTTGTCTGCTGCCACGTTGTCGGTTTCGTTGGCATAAATGCGAGCCATGTCATCGAGTACCAAAGAAATTACTTCGGGTGTACTCCAGTCAATTGATTGTTCGGAGAGGGTGACAAATCCGCCGTAGGTACCTTTTGTGACTTGGTTGTCGGTAACGACGTAGGTTCCTTGGGTAAGTGCGGTGTTTTCAGTTGCTTGATTGCCAATTGAAGTGTGAGTTGTTACTTCTGGACGGATGAATACTTTTCCGCCTTGTGGCATTGCTTTTGCACCGATTGCATCAATTACAGGGCGACGGCCGATGAAATTGTTGTAAACAGGTTGCACGATCGGCAATGGGAGCACGCCAGGAATATCAGTAGTTAACACGTTTGGCGCTGCAGCTTGGATGCCTTCGCTCATTGCTCGCCATTGATCGCCACCAACAACAAATGCTGAAATGTATTCAGCTGCTGATGGCATTTTGAATTCGCGCTTGGCGGTTGCAAAAATGGTTTGTGTCGCAGCAGATGCTTCCACTACGGCTGGGGCTTCAACTTTTTCGTTCATTGTTTCTGTCTCCTCTTGAGGTGCTACTTCTTCAATAGTACTTATTTCTTCTTCTTCTTGGTGGATACTCGCGGCAACTTCCAAAATGGGTGCATCGAATGCGCCCTGGCCGACTACCGAGAGCTCGTCCCACTTAGCGCTGGTAACAACCATTACGCCGTCTTTGTCATATTTGAACTTAAGCGGGGTGACACCAACGCTGACTTCACGAAGGGCTCCGTCGCTGGCCAACACAAGCGCTTCCGAACCGAGGGCCGTTTCCGAAACACGGGCAACGAATAGCATTCCCTGTTCAGTTTCTTGACGCTCGACAACGGTGCCAATGACTTTGGTTGAATCGTGGAACATTTGAAGGATGGGTGCGCGCCCGTCAACTGGCAACGAGCCTGGAGCAAAAGCCACCATTGAGCCATCGGAAACTTTGGCTGGGGTGTTATATCTGACCGCAATTCCCGAGATCGTTCGGCGTGGCGTGTCGCCAGCTGCCGCGTCAATGGTGAATGCTTCTGAACCAAATCTGATCATGGCCGTATCCTAATTTCGTGCAATTGGGGTTTGTGGGATATCTGAATCTTCTGGCATGTCGTTTGAGTCTGACATGTCTCCGCCAAGGTAAGCCTCGGACAAGTAATCCGATGTATCAAAGCGAACGAAGGTTCCTCGCGGAAGAACGTTGTCTGATGAAAGTGTTGAGGCGATGCACTTGGCTATCGGGGCACAGGCGTAAGTCCAGTTGTCAATCCTAGATTGTTGGCTTGATTGGTATGAGTACGCGCCAATTGATACGGAAAGCAAAAACGAGGGAACTCCAAGGTAACGGCCGAGGTCACGAGCCGAGTAGTCCGCGGATTCAATCATCATCATCTTGTCTGGTGTTGCATCCGTCGGAACGTATTCGATGAACTCATTCAAAGCGGCCGTGTTGTTGCCAGACGTGCGCGCGATATTGAACTGCTGTGCAAGGTCATTGAGTTCGGCGGATGTAAGCGGTTCTCCGCCAGTTTGTTTTAGATAGCCGCTTGGCAGGACTGATTGGCTTGCGCGGAGTCTTGATTCTTCAATGCGTAATGCGGTTTCTACTGCGCGTGCTCCGGCAGAGTTAAATGATTGCATTGGTGAAATGAATTGGATGACGTCGCGCGGGTCAAGTTGTACGCCGTTAAACACAATTTGTTTTGATGGGCCAAACCAGATCGGGCCTGCTTGATCGAGTGTTTGTACCATTGCGGCTGGTAGTCGCGTAAAGTTGTTTGGGTAGCCATCAGCGGTGCGATCGTTTGGGTCTACATACCAGAAGGCTCGCCCTTCGAAGATGAGGTCATCGCATGTCCAAGCAAGAATAAAGTCGTTTGGGACGCCTTTGTCAATGCGCGCAATCCATGAACGTGGCGCTAGTGGCACTTCTTCCATTTCGTCGCCGTTCCACATTTCGCGGTACATCTCTAAATTGAGTTGTGAAATTGTGGTGCAGATCAGGTCGCGACTGCGCGCAACAACTGGCAAGGTCATAGCGCGGGCTCTGCGAGTGCCGTCTGTGTATGACGCAAAGTAGCCGATGTTGTAGGACGATGCTCCGACAGCTGCGGTGACAGGCGATTCTTTGGCCGTGTTTATTTGTTGCGATTTGTTGAAAAGAGCCATAACCCTACTTTGTCATATAAGTGGCAACCGCGCATGACTTATCCGATTCCGACAAAAGGCAAGGTGCGCGGTCGCCGAGAGAATGTTAGTGGTTAATGGTTACGAGCATGGGTTTACCTGAGTGGACTGGTCGCGCACACATGCCAATTCCCCAGACCATTGTTCGCGCTAACTCAATAGGGCCAGGTGATCGCTTGCTTGATAGCACGATTGTGTTGTCGGTGCGAACAGCAACAGCGCGCTGGACGTGTTCGGCTAACAGTTTTTCTCCTGTGTGCAATAAGCGTGCTTCGGCGATCATGTTTTTGGCTAGCGGTGTAAACCTTCCTAGTTCGGCGTAGCCAACGACTACTCGGCGGCGCTCGATGTTCGGTGGGCATGTTGCGTCCACGGTCGGCGACAAGGCAAACCTGATCGTGGGGTCTTTGGCAAGTTCCTGCACGTTGTCCCACAGCTCTGTAATTGACTCGGCAATAAATGCCACGGTGACAAG